TAAGTTCGACGAAGACGATGAGTGGAAGCTCAACCGTGTTGGTGTTCCCATGCCCCAGTCAGCCCAACGGTTGATGCAAGCAGGTGAACGCAAGATGGAAGAAATCATCTTCGCCGGTATGCTCGACACTGCTACAATCGGTGCTGGACCAGAAGAAGCTATGACAACTGCGGAACTCACTGAGACTGTAGCTGTTGACTTTGGTGGTTCAAACATCGGTCTTACATCTGCCAAAATTCTTGAAGGTCTTCGTATCTTCATGGATCGTGACGCATGGGGACAAGACTCTGTGTTGGACGAACCTGATCAACTTTGCTTGGCAGCATCACCCAAGTCACTGCTCAACCTCTGGAAAGAGACTGTTGTGACAAGCTCTGACTTCCGTCAGTTCGCAGGTGGCAAGCCATTCGATACTGGTATCTTGGAGAACTTCCTTGGTGTTAAGATCATGGTTACTACTGCTCTGTCTGCCCGTAAGACCGGCAACATCCAGACCATCCCAATGTGGCTCAAGTCCAAGGTTACCTATGGTGACTGGAAGAAAGCTGAGACTCGCGTATGGCAGGACAACGACACTGGTGGTGACCGCATCCGATTCAAATTCACAGGTGGTTCCACCCGTGAAGAAGAAAATGGTGTTGTTCCAATCTACGCAGACGAAAGCGTCTAATCAACTTGAACCCTTAAATTAGAAAGAACCAACTATTATGGCTGAAACCCAATCCGTTACATACGCAGCACAACTTGCTGCCCAAAATAATGCTGGCAAGATTATTGCAGATGCCGCTCTCATCAGTGGCAAAATCCAAAATCTCCAGTGTAAAGTTACCACTCCCTCCGGGACGGCAGCTTCAGATACGATCCTTCTAGGATTCCTCCCCGCCGGTGCTACTGTGCTTCCAGGTGCATCCTCTGTTTGTGTTACTGCCGCCGCTGGTGCAGGAACAATTAGCATTGGTGTCGATGGAACTGCTGCTGCTATCGCTGCTGGTATTGATGTCTCCGCTGCTGGAACCTTCCAGATGGCATCCATCGTGCCAAGCTACAAAAATACTGAACGCCAAGCGGTAATCGCCACGCTCAGTGCTGCTGTAACCGCCGCCAAAGATATTTACTTCAACATTGCCTACGTCTTTGCTGAGTAATTGACACTTGGTTGTGTCTCATATGGGCAGAGAGGGCTTGCCTTCTCTGCCTTTTTCACATAAAACAATACCATGATTAGTCCAATAGACATTTGTAACCAAGCACTTGCACACCTTGGTGACCGACGAATCCACCGCATTGACGAAGATGCACAGGAGACTGATGCCATTGTTCGCTACTGTGCAGAATACTACGAGCAGACAAAACAAGAAGTCCTAGCTGCCCACAGGTGGACTTTTGCTAAGAAGGCAGTGGCACTCACCCGCTCAGTCGGAGATGCCATCTTCAAATATAAATACTCCCATGTGTTGCCAACAGACATGATGAGGTTCCTTGAGATCCTTGAGGCAGAGGTAGTTGGGTATGAACAAGTAGCGACAGGTGGTTTTATTTTTGAACCTAATGGTGCTAACTTAACCTATGCGCTAGACGGGGAACTTAGTGGTAAACCCCAATATATTACATCATCTGGAATACGAGCAGAGTGGACAGTTTTCCCTCTTTTAAGATGGACAATATTCACAGAAGCCACAAACACATACAGTTTAGCTTGGAACTCTGATGAGAATGTTCCAACACCACTTGACGTTGTTGGTTCATGGACTAGCCCTTCTGGAACTATGCCTCTCGACCTAGTTGCTGAATATGTGGATGGTGACCCCATCTACGCCTACAACCGCAAGGTTGATAAATTCAAAATCGTGGGTAACAAAGTTTGGTCCAATGTGGAAGAACTTGGTTTGTTCTACATCCAAAACCTTGATGACCCAGATCAGTGGACACCCCACTTCCGTGCGTGCGTAGCTCGAAAACTTGCGAGTTACTTAGCTGGGCCTGTTGCTGACAACCCAGGTGAGGCACAGAGACTCCTTGATGTTTATGAACGTGTAGACCTGCCCAATGCACAATTCTACGATGCAGTGCAAGATGCTTCCGGTGAGAACTCAGATATGGAGACACGGGTAGCAGAGTCACCACTGTTGAGATCAAGGTATCGTGAAGGATACACCCTTGGCAATTCCTCAGACGAACCTATAACCTACCCATAGAATGCCAGAGACTACCAAAGTATCACTCAATGCCGGGGAGATCTCCGATGAAATGGCTGGACGGCCAGACATGTCCAAGTTCCAGATGGGTTGTGAGATCGCTGAGAACGTCCGTATCCTCCGTATGGGTGGACAGCAGAGACGTGCAGGGTTTGAGTATGTGTCTGAGGTTGACAACCAAAACTATGCTTCACGTCTTGAGGGGTTCTACTTTGGTGCAAACAATGGTGATGACCAAGGGTATGTCCTTGAGTTCTCAGATTACAGGATGCGAGTTTTCAAGAATGGTGTTCAGATTGGTGGTAGCTACACAACACCGTGGAGTTCATCACAAGTCTTTGGTGTCCAGTTCTCCCAACGGGTTGACCGGATCATTGCCACCCACAAAGATGTGGAAGTTACCACCCTCCTACGTAATGCCAATGACACATGGACAGTAGAAGAGTTCTCTTGGAAGGGGAGGATCTGGGTTCTCCCCGATGAGGATGATATTTCTCTCACAGCAAGTGGCCTGACCGGCAGTGTCACTATATCCGCATCTGCACCACTATTCACATCAGCATGGGTTGGCACACGGCTCCAACTTGTTCACACCAAAGCGGAGCAGGTCTTCACAGGTGTAGTATCAAATGCAGTTGAGGCTATTGTTGAAGGACCCCACGATGTCAAAGGTGACTGGACATTTGAGACAGCATCACAGTGGAAAGGAACATTCACCATTGAACGTAGCTTTGATGGTGGTCCATGGAACGTGCTCAAGACACTCACCACCACTGGCACCAAAAACTTTATTGTCACTGAAACAGAAGATCCAGACCTCAATGTGAGGTTACAGATCAAATATGTCAGAACAGGTAACCAGGCGGAGGATGTGGCTAAATACACCCTCACCCTTGCATCCTACAGTTCACCCGGCAATGGCATCATTACTTCATATGGTTCCAGCACATCCGTTGGTTTCACAGTTGAGACTGACTTCATTTCCACCGATGCAACAACGGAGTGGTATGGGGATGCGTTCAACCCGAAGAACGGTTACCCACGATCATCCACGTTTCACCAATCACGCCTGTTCTTCAGTGGTTCACAGGACAAACCTCAATACCTTTGGGGGTCACGCACACGGAAACCTTTCGACTTTACCCAAGGCACACTCGCAGATGATGGCCTTACTTTCGAGATGGAGGCAAACGAGTATGAGGAAATCTACTGGTTGATGTCCCACCTCGCACTGATCGTAGGCACAAGTTCCGCAGTGTGGGCAGTCACATCTCCCGATGGTCGGTCAATCACACCGGAGAATAATGCCAACACCCGCCAAATGCGTCAAGGATCGACGGAGAACGTCCCGGCTGTAGCAGTGGACAACAATGTCCTATTCCTCCAACGGAAGGGTAGGAAGATCAATGAACTTGCTGGACGGTCTGTTGAGTATGGTGGTTACCTCTCTGCTGACCTCACTCAGCTTGCATCCCACATCACCAGTGGTGGTGTTGAGCAGACGGCTGCTGGCAGTCTCCCAGACTCCATGCTCTATACAATAGCCAATGGGCAACTCGCCATCCTCACCTATGAACGATCACAGAACGTGGTTGGTTGGGCACGATGGGTTACAGATGGTGTCATTGAGAGTGTAGGTGTAACCTCCGGTGCTGGTGAAGATGATGACATCTATATCTCAGTGAACCGCAATGGTATTCGCTCCATTGAGTATTACTCCCCGGACATGACCCGTGTGGAGGAGGCAAATGATGGCTCAAACTTTGTTTATCTCGACAGTTGTGTCAGACAGGTAAGTGGAACACCATTCACGGTGGTCACTGGCCTAAGCCACCTAAATGGCAGAGAGGTTGATACATCACTTGATGGTGAGCCTACCGGCACCCAAACAGTCATATCTGGCAGTGTCACCCTCCCACGTGAGGGATACAGTGCCGTTGTTGGTTTACCCTACACCAGCACAGTCAGACCTATGCCAATCGACATGGCTGGCATTGGCTCCAAGAGTGCCTATAATGAGATTGTAATCCGATTTAGGAACACCCTTGGTGCAGAGGTTAGCCAGGATGGTGAGAACTGGGCAACTGCTGGTTTCACCCAACCAAGCATCACAGATGATATTCCCTTGTCTTTAGTGTCAGAAGATGTGAAGATGAATCCACATGGGACTCACCAACGCAGAACCAGCATCTCAATCCGTCAGACTCAACCACTGCCAATGACGATCCTAGCGATCAGACTCAAAGGCAAAGCATCCAGATAACATGGCAACAGCAGCATTAGTAGCATCCACAGTTCTTTCAACAGGAGCATCAATCTATGGTGCCCATCAGTCGAAGTTGGCAGCACAGGCAGAAGCCAAGACCCGTGAGAACTTCCTGAACCGGAAGAGGATGGATGAGCGCAATGCCCTCAAAACCAATACCAAGCGGAGACTTGAGGAGAGACAACGGCACTTATCACAAGTGCGTGTCCAGAACGCTGCAAGTGGCATGGCTAACTCAGGCACACAACTCGCAGTATTTGGCGAGATAGGATCACGACTTGATGAAGGCATTGACGAAGCTACCTCACGAAGCATGGGCACAATCAGCAACTATGGTCACCAGATCGAACAGAGCAAGTTCATGACCGGCCTTAACAACCGGGCAGCCAATATCTCAATGGTCAGTGCTGGTATTCAAGGAGTTACGAGTCTGGCATCTGGACTATCAAACAATTATGACCGCAGTGGTAAGGGTGTAGACCCATTCGCAATCTTCAAATAAAATCTCATGGCACGTATCCCACAAAGAACTCTCGTAGCACCCCGTGACTCTGGGGCACAAATGCCTCAAGGGGCATACAACAGCACGATCCGCGCAACCGTAGGCTTAATTGAGTCAGTCGGAGGTGTGGCAGATGCCATTGTTGAGCAAGGTGTTAAAGCCCAAGAACTCAAGAATGAGACGGATGTGCGCAATGAAAGGCGTAATATGCGTGAACTCCAAGCTCAGTTTGACCTTGAGAAAGTTGGCACTGACCCAACAACATGGGGTGACAAATGGAAGCAGAAGCTCAGTGCCT